TCCATCATCTGAACCTTTACCTTTAGTGTTTGCGGTTGCGATGATGTTGAAACCCGCCTTTGGTTGGATGAACTTTCCGATTTTTTTAAGGAAAACTCCTTTACCCTCAAGGATGGACTGGAGGCAGAGGATTTTGTTGCTGGCAAGGTCGATTTCGTCAAGGAGCAAGACAGCTCCTCTGTTGAGAGCTTGAATAACTGGTCCGTCATGCCATACTGTGGCACCATCAACAAGACGGAAACCGCCAATAAGATCGTCTTCATCTGTTTCGATTGTAATGTTTACACGAATAAGTTCACGTCCTAATTGAGCACATGCTTGCTCTACAGAAAATGTTTTACCATTTCCAGAGAGTCCAGTGATAAAAGTAGGATAAAAAATCCTGCTTTGTATAATTTTTTTAAGGTCTGTGAATGGACCAAATTTGACAAATGTGTCATCTTTTTCAGGAATTAAATTTTGTTCTATAACTGGTTCAACTGCAGGAGCATTAAATGATTTTTCAATATCTTCTACTACCTTAGTAGTAACTTCAAGATTCCATTTACCTTTTGATACTTTATATTTCTGTATTTTCTTAGTAACAGTTGAGTATCCAATATTATTAGCAGCACAAAATCCACGAACATCAGCAGCAACGAACTCATTTCCAAAGGTGCTTCTGAGTCCATCAATTGCTTGTTGTTCTGTCATTTTTAATTCGAAAGTCATGATTTAGTGATTTATTTATATACGTAGTATACCAATAAAAAAGGGGGTATAGTACCCCCAGTAGACACTTTAATTATTGGACCCAATCTGGCTGTCTGGATGGGTCACGTAGATAATTAGATGCAACCCAAGGTTTGCTGCTAATGTAATTCTTGTAAGCAGTAAAAGTGTCAATGCTTGTGTCATGTTTATACTCATCGGGCATTGCACGAGTAAATGATTCTACCATACAATAACATGTAATTACTTCTCCTGCGAATCTGTGAAATGTTTTCTTGGATTCAAACAATGCTTTATGACATCCATGCAATTTACCATATCGATGGGTATACTCACCAGATAAAGCACAACCATGCTGTATCAACCATGCAGTATTGTAAATACTAGCCGCTGCCCACTGTGTACAAGGATGATTACGAAAAGCACCCTTCTTAACTGAATAAGAAGTTCCATCTTTCTTCTTAACTAAGTCATCACCCCAGTCATAATACCAGTGTGAGAATATAATAGAGAGCATCTGACATGTCTCTAAAGGCATCTTGACCACATGTTTGTCAGGCAATACTTTTGCTGAGACATGTGGATCAGGATGGGTTACGAAAATATTCATGCTGACATTATACCACTAATTCAATAAACTCGCCAAGTATTTTCTTATTCATTTTTTTAGTCTTCAGACTCTTAACAAATGCTCTTTTGATTTGTGCCTTTGTTGCATCTTCTTGAACTTCAAACTCATCTTCATTAGCAAGTGCACTTGCAGATAATCCAAAGTAAGAATGATAACCAGAATTTTTAATCGTAAATGATCTTTCTTTCTTCCATCTCTTCATTATTTTTTCATAAGAATCACCTTCATATCCAGCATACTCTCTAACAAATTGACCAGCATCTCTATTAGCAAGAACTCTTATTCCAATAAAATTTGTAGTAAGAAAAGTTTGACGTAAATCCTGTAATAATAAATCCGTAACATCTGCCCAACGTCCCAATCCTTCACAGGAATAAGTATGACCTGTTTTACGATTACGCAATACACATCTATCACTAACATACTTACTTCCCATCCATGGTTCATGTTCATAATCACGTTGAAATTCTTTACTATACTGTAATGGTGCAGATTCACCATCTGTAAGAATTACACACTGGACTTTTTCTACATTATTCTGATTCTTAAATTGTGGAATAATCTGATGAAGAGAAATAATTGCTTCATTTAATGGAGTTCCAGAAAGACCCATTCCAATAGGAGTATGATATTGTGTATATAAAGAATGACTAAATGAACATGCCAATCTAAAAATACTTTTCATTTGAACTTCTAAGTCTTTACTTCTAGTTTTACTAGTAAATAAATTCATCATAGAAAAACATTCTGGAACAAGAGCTAAACCTTCCTTTTTTTCATAAGCAAGTCTATGGAACGTATCTCCAACTGGAGGATGCTCATTAGTAAATGCATAGACCTCAAATGGAATATTAACTTTCTTACAGAACCACAATAGATTATAAAGTTGCTTAATAGTGTCAAGCATAACCTCAGTCATTGAACCAGACCAATCAAGAACAAATACTAATCCATGATTCTTACCATCAGAAAAAGTAGTTACTTTCTTGAATAAATCTTCATTATATTTGTAAGTATGTAACTTAGCAGTATCTAAAACACCTGTTCTTGCAGTAGTGGCACGTGCATAAGAACTAGCAGCTTTCTTACACTCAAACTCCTTTACTAGGTAATTAACTTCTTTCTGAGCATTTCTTTTAAATTCTACAAACTTACTATCAACTTCTTCAAAAATATCATTGGTATAATAATTTCTTTCTTCTAACATTTTTTTCCATTCTTGATGCTGTTCACTCCAAGATTGATTAAGATTATTATGTATTACTTCATTACTAATAGTAACTCTTTTCATATCTAACTTAGGCAATTCAAAATAAACATTCTCAAGATTATTTTGAGTATTAGTAAGATCTTTAAGAGCATCTGCTAATGAATCAGCAGTTTCAACTTGTGGTTCATTTTCAAATCCACCTTGAGACTGAGGTTGAGGTTCAGATTGTCCTTCACCACCTCCAATATCCTGTGATTTAGTTTGGTACTCTCCTTCCTCCCCTTCTTCTTCAGAACTATTAGCATTCATATTAAGATCAACTTCATCACCATTATCTTCTTCAGTTTCAGATTCTTCCTTCTGCTTATCTTCTAACTCTTGCTTACAATATTCATATAGTTTTTGAGCAACTTCTAATACATCATCAAAAGTTTCTGTATTAGCAACTAAACTGACAATCTCCTTTTCAGAAACTGAAAAAGGTACATCATTCCACGCACCAATCTTGAAATATAAATTAACCCTATCAGCAATATTAAAATCAGTAAGATCTCTACCATCTATATCAAAGAAATCATCATCATTAAGTTCATTATATCCTGTATAGAAACATTTAGCAAGTCCTGCATACCTTCTCTTCATCAACTTCTCAATTCTCACATCCTCCACAATATTCACAAATGATGGTGGTATTTGTATCTCCTTGTACCAATCTCTATCAGGTGTATAGAGTGCATGTCCTACCTCATGTGCCACCAATGCATCATATACATTATTACTTGCCCTATCCCACTTAGGAAGAGTTAGAACACGAGTATGAACATTAAACTCGGCAGTCTCAACGACTTTATGCTCTACTATAAGATCTTCTGTGGCAAGAAGTTTAGCAAGTTGTGATTTGATTTCGTGCTTGACTACCATGTTCTTTTTTGATTATGAATCCATTATACGACGAAACCCCACGCTTGGTGGGGTTCAGTAGACGCTTTATTAACTGTCTGCGTCTTTCTCTTGAAGCACGTAGTGCTTGTGGTTTAAGTTTTCGTTTGGCATCCTTCTTAGAGTGGTGTTGCCAGTTTGGAGTGTTCATGACACCATACGGGAGAATCCTTTTATCTTATCAAATTTTACCACATTGTCAAATTTATCATGTAGATCGGACTTATGGGAGATCACAAAAATATTAGCATCCTTAATAACAAACTTAATAATCTTAATAAACTCATCGGTTCCAAAACCATCAAGGGAACTATCAAATACCTCATCCATGATAAGAAGATTTGTATTAACAGAGTTCTTAACTCTGGCAACTTCTCTCCATGTAAAGAGTAATGCCAAATCAATTCTCATCTTCTCACCTTCACTGAATGATGAATATGAGAAGTCCTCATGAATAGGTGACTTTACCGTTTCATTAAACTCTTCATCCAATGTGAAGTTGATATAAAAATCCATCAACTGTAAGTATCTATTAACCTGCTGATTTATAAAAGGTAGATACTTCTTGATTATCTTTGTCTTTACTCCATCATCTCTCAATAGAGAATATGCAAAATCATAGTGAGTGATTTCTTCTTTTCTTGAGGATAAATTTTCAATTGTCTCTTTGAGGTTTTCTTTAAACTCAGCTAACTTCTCATGCTCAGTATTTCTGTTTTTAAACTGTTCGGTAATTCTTTGAACTTCTTCTTCAAGATCTCGGATTTGTCTTTGGTTGAGACTGATACGAGTATTGTTTTGAGAAATGTCATGGTTGAGTTTAGTAATCTCCTCTGATAGTTGGGTGAAGTGACGTTCTCTCTCCGATTCTAACTTTATAGTCTCTTCCAGATCTTGATAACCCTTCTTGAGCTCCTTTGCCTTATCTTGAACGTCGGTAATTCTATTTACACGAAACTCTTCTTCTATGTTTTGACTACAAGTAGGACACACCGTATTATCTGTGAAAAACTTATGTTCTTTAGTAATTGTTGCTACTTTTTGAGTAATTTTACCCTTAAGATTGTTTAGTTTCTTTAACTTTTCAGATGCACCAGTAACAGTTTGCTGCTCTTTTATAAGATCAGAAATATCTACTTCTTTAAGTTCATTGTGCTCTAAATGAGTATCTACTTCAATTGCTAATGTTTTGATTTTAGTATTCTTATCTTGAATACTATTCTTACCCTGCTCTTCCAATTCTTTGATAAAATTCTTTTGCATAGACATCTTATCTTTAAGATTATCTTTCTTAAGATCAAGAGATCTTACTTGCTCTTTTTGTGAACGAATCTTTTCTTTAATAAGATTATTCATTGCAGAGAAGATACGAATATCCAAAAGATCTTCAATCACATCTCTACGATTAGAACCACTCAATTGCATGAAAGGTACAAAGGTGCTACTACCCAAGATCACAATTTGAGTAAATGATTTGTAATTTACTTTTAATATAGTATCTTCTAATATTTTTTGATTATTTCTATCATCAGCCTGTTTATGAAGTGGGCTGCCATTCACTTCAATATCAAATATATTTGGTTTAATCCCACGTCTAACCAAATAATCTCTATTATTTACATTAAATTCTATTTCAACAACACAATCCTTTTCATTAACAGTATTGATTAACTGACCCTTATTGATTTTACGAAATGGTTTATTAAACAAAGCAAATGTAAGTGCATCCAACATTGTGGATTTTCCAGCACCATTTGTACCAATAATCAAATTAGTATTATACTCTTGAAAATTAATTTCAGTCCAGTTATTACCAGTGCTTAGAAAATTTTTCCACTTAATTTTTTGAAAGGTTATCATTTTTTAGGTTTAGGAGGAATTACAATATCATCGGGAGTAATAACTGCATACTTATAACTATGCATTTTACAAGTTTTTAATGCAAGTTCATCATCAACTTCCATTACAACCATTTCCTTTTCTTCTTGATCTTCAAGCATCATAGCATATCTTATGGCATCGTCTTCTTCTTCAAAGAGAAACAACACTTTTTGTCCATGATTATCTTGAACAGCATAAGCACCTTCATCTTTACCATCTCTAAGAGTTAAAAGCCACATTATTCTACCTCGCAAGCTTGCCTATAAAGATCTTGAAAAATATCTTTAATAAAAGTTTTATCAAATTCAAATTCAGATTCATCAATATATCGATTCAAAATTGAAAGAGTATTTTCATCTTCATCTATATCAAAATCTTCATTTTCATGAATATCAAAATTTTCAATAATCTTTAATTCTTGAACACCAGCAGAATATAACTTATCAATAAATTTTTCAAAATCTTTAGGATTTGATTTTTTACGAACAATAATTTTTACAATCTTACTCTTATATTCAGTAGCATTAAACAATTTATGATTAGTATCGTCATAATAGATATTATAAAATAATTTATATGGATTATTAATTGGAGTCTGAACTAATGTCTCTGTATCAAAGATATGAAATCCTCTTGGATCATTCACATCATTCCAAAACATCTCATATGGATTACCCAAATAAAATATCTTACCATCAGTAGATCTAGTATGAAAATGTCCAGAAAATACTTTTTCAAATTTATCAAATATTCCTATATCCATACCAGTTTCCATCATATGTCCACGAGTTGCCTTAAATCCATTTAATTCAAGATGACCCATGGCAATTTTTGCTTTAGATTTTTTAATAACTGAATATGTATCTTCATAATTTTCAGAATTAATCCAAGGTAAAAAGAGAATCTTTAATTTATCTAAAGAAATTTCTGTTGCTTTTGAATATATTTTAATATTTTTATAATCTTTTAATAATAATTCAGGAGAATTTACATCGTTAGTATTCTTATAATAACAATCATGATTACCAATAGTTAAATAAACCTTATATTTTTTAAGTGGTTCCAATACAACTCTCTTAGACCACTCAAGAGTTTGTAAATCTATTGCCTTACGACTATCAAATATATCTCCCATATGTATCACAGTTGTTATTCCTTCCTTCTCTAAGGTAGGAAAAAATACATCACGATAAAAGAGTTCAAAGTAGTCATGAAGACACTTCGAACCCTTCCTAGCCCCATAATGGGTATCAGTTATAATGGCAACCTTCATCGGTTATTGTTGCGATACTGTATATTGTCTTTAATTGTATTGTATTCAGAATTACTACCAGATAATGCTGTATCATCTACCATCATAACTTCATCATACCCACTCTTTTCAATAATCTTTGTTTTAATATCTAATTGTTTTTTCTCTTTTTGTATCCTTCTAAGGAAAGCATAATGAATGATCTGAGTAAAATATGCAAATGGATTTCTAGATTTCTCTGGATCAAAGTTGTGAATGTATTGCACACAGTTTTCTATACCATCAGAAATCATATCTTCACGAAACATATAATTAACAAAGTTCGGTTTATACGACAAATGAGTAGCAATCTTTAAAAAACATTCACCAAGATAGTTTGGTATGGGTGGTTTACCCTCCCATGGACCAGACTTTGGTGGTTCTTTATCAGGGTATTTTTTTATAAATGCTTCTTTTGCTATTGCAACTTTGCCTCTATAAACAATCATCGCCTCCAACAATTCTTTGTTATTTACATAGTGTTCCGTCTTTTTTCTAGGCATGGCATTGGAGTTTCCGTTTTGTTAATTGTTTTTATTATATCACAAAACTTAAGGCTTGACAAGGTAATGAAATATCAGTAGAATAACTCTGTCAAGGGTTAAGGGATAAGTTTAGCTTTCTTTATTATTAATATTTTTCTTAAATAATACTTCAAGATACTTTCGAGCATCTTTTACGGAAGAAATATATCCCATTTTAG